TGCATCTGTAATTTCAATTTTTTTGTAAGTTTCTAAACCATTATTACCCATCATAGCTAATATTTCTGCGTCTCCGCCATCAACTACTTTACATAAAGTTCCTGAATGATTTGGTGTGTCTGGTAAACAAATTGCATATTTTGCCATAATTAACTTCCTATGTTTTCGTAAATTAAAATTGCTCCGTGCATGCCTTTACCAAAGAATCCACCTCTAGGGTTTCCTCTAGTAGAACCTTGACCAAAAAACATTTTATTCTGTTCACCTCTAAGATTATTACCGAGAGTATTAGATGGAAGATTTGCATGTCCTACTGTCAATAAACCCATACTAAAACCTCCGTTATTGATAAAAGGCCCAGATGTGGAGTCAAAATTTCCAGGTGTGTTTGATTGAAGTCCAATCGCAGTATTTAAAGTTCCGTCTGGCCCTGCAGTACAGTTTCCGATTGATCCAGTGCTAGATGGACCTCCTCCGCCGCCTCCGTTTGCCGTTCCTATGTTTGTTAAATTAGTTGCAGTGCCTGCCGTACCATTTCCGTTTGTACTATTTCCAGCTTCACCTACAGTGTAAGGTCCTGAAAAAGGTGGACTGATTGGAGCTGTAAAATATCCAAAACCACCGGGACCACCTTGACCATTGTTAGGTCCTTGTCCACCGCCGCCACCACCTACTAAGTAGGCACCGACGAAGTTAGCATTACTTGATGCAGTGTAAGTTCCAGGTCCTGCTCCTGGGCCGTACTCTGCAAAAGTAGGCACCATGTTTCCACCACCTGCAGTTCCAGATGCGGCAGAAAAAACTCTACCTGATGAATCAATACTTAAAGATGCTAGTGTGAATGCACCTGTTGCTGGTTTAATTATTTTTGGCATTTAAGTCCTCCATTAATCTACTAATTCAACATACGAAACGTGAAAATCTAAATCATTAGCTGCACCTGCTGTGACAGCTATCAAATCTGTTTCGTCTAAATAAATCGGAGTATCAATAAGGCTTAAAGTTGAGTCTGCTGGAACAGAAACTGTACTTAAAATTTTAAAGTAAGTTGAACCGTTATCGTTACTGATTTCTACAGTAGCATCAACAGCATTTGTCCCATCATCGTTTGCTAAAAGTATAGTGTCGATTCTAACTGCAGTTTCTGCAGGAACATCGATCATAGTTGTTCTGTTAGTATCAGCCAACGTACCCATAGCATTTTTGGGTGTGATTGTTGCTATATTAACTAGATTTGGTGTAGCCATATTTTTCTCCTATTTGTTTTCTACCCGAAAATCATGGAAAAGACAATACCTTTTCCATCAGTTGTTATTTTTTGTGTTGAACTAGTGCCATTAGCATTAGTTAATTTACCAACTCCCGAGCCTTTTGGCACCAAAGTAAGGTCAATATTAGTGTCTCCACCAACTGCTGAAATAGTGGGGCTATTGCCCGTTGCAGCGTTAGTTATGTCAAAATGGTTGACAGCAGAGCCTGTTGTTTGAAATTGTAATTGTTCGTTACCGTTTTCGTCTCTAATTCCATGATCATCATCAAAATCAATCATGAAAGAATTAGTATCTAAATTACCGCCTAATTGTGGAGATGTGTCATCTACGACATCGCCTCCAAATTCAACAGCAACAATATTAGGATTAGTGCCATCATCTGCTTTTGCATATGCTAAAATACTTTTACCATTTGAAATAGTTGCACTAGTTCCTGATCCTGTAACATATTTAAATACTACGTTTTGAGAACCAGAAGTTCCATTTTTTAAAAGATAAAGTTGTTGTACATCTAAAGGTATTGTTACGTTTCTAGATGCAGTTAAAGATCCTGTAAATTCTATAACTCTGTGTGCAAGAGTTGCACCAGTTGAACCATCAGAAACTGATAGAGTTGTATCTCCAGAATCTGATACAGCTTGTGAAGTTGTTCCACCAGCTAATTGTTCAATAATTTCTAAGTTAGTATTAGTCTTCGTACCCCAAGTACCGGCGTTTTCACCTGTTGCTTGTTTTTCTATACCCAGAGGGGTAAATGTTGATGCCATATTTTTCTCCTATGCTACGTCACTATAACTTGTATTCGAACCTGTTGCAACATCAGAATAAGTTTTATTCGACCCAGTGGAAACATTACCATGAGAGGCATTCGATCCTGTGCTTGGAGTAGAATAACTACTATTCGATCCAGTTGACGGTGTACTATAAGTATTATTTGAGCCGGTGTCAACATTTCCGTAAATAGGAATTGTTGTTATATTTCCTAGTGTTAAAGTGCCAGATAGACCCTCTAAACCTATTATTATATCAGCAGGAGTTATTGATCCCACAGCAGAGGATATAGACTGTCCCGATACTCCCATAACATCTGCAGGCGATATTGATCCTACAGACATTGTAGAAGATATACCTGTAGGTATAACTATAGGATTAGACGTTACTACGGCAGACCCTAGAGAAGATGAAATAGATTGAGATTCTAAACCTACAACCTGATCTGGTATTGTAGCAAAAGATCCAACAGATGACGTTATTGATTGTCCTGATATTCCTATTACATCAGCAGCTACTAAAGAACCAACACTTAATGTAGATTCTTGACCAGTTAATCCCATTACATCTGCAGGAGTTATAGAACCAACGCTAGGTGTAGCCTCTTGACCAGTTAATCCCATTACGTCCGCAGGGCTTATTGATCCAACACTAAAGCTAGAACTTACACCTGTAGGAGTTACTAAGCTATTTACAGATGAACCAAAAGGCTCTTCTCCCCATCCATTTCTACCCCAACCAACTAAAGTTCCAACACTTGTTATCTCACCTAAAGTTGATGTTATCTCACCAGGTGAAGATATACCAATTACATCCGCTGGAGAAATTTCTCCAAGTGATGAAGTTATAGATTGACCTGTTAATTCTACTTGTTGAATATCGCTTGCATCAACAGTGCCTAAAGATGAAGACATTGATGCTCCACCAACTTCTACAGTAAATGCAACACCCCATCCTGAGTTATTCCATGCTTGTCTACCCCAACCAGCAAAGTTAAATCCATCAGCGTTTCCAAGTGAAGAAGTGATAGAGAATCCTGTTGGAGTAACTATAGTTTCTGCATCAGCTGTTGCACTTCCTTGTAGTGCATCCATTTGTTGAGGCATTGAAACTTCAACAGTCGTAGTATCAAAAGCGTCTACAGATCCAACAGAAGATGACATGGATATTCCATCAAGTTCCTGAGCGTATTGAACACCCCATCCTGAATTATTCCATGCTTGTCTACCCCAACCCGATATATTAAATCCGTCTGCTGTTCCTAAAGAAGATGTAATTTCTAGACCAGTTACGTTAACAGCTGGATCATTACTCTCACCCCACGGTTCAAGACTCCATCCATCTCTTCCCCAACCTTGAGAATTAAATCCTGTTATTTCTCCAACAGAAGCAGAGAAAGAAATACCTGATAAAGTTACTGTAAAAGTTCCACTCCAACCGTCTTCACCCCAACCGTCTGATCCCCATCCAGCTTCGTTAAAAGCGTCTACAGAACCAATTGATGATGTTATGGATATACCTGTTAAAGAAACAGCTATTACTTCAGATTGCCATGTATTGGCTCCCCAAGTGTTATTGCCCCAGGTTGATGCCATAAGGAAGGCCTCCTTATGCTAGTCTTATGATCGCGTTAGAAGCGTCTGCTGTAGGAAATTGAATAGTGAAAGTTCCACTAGTTACAGTTTTATCAGCACCAAATGCAATCACTGCAACAGCGTCAGTTGTGCTTGAACCACCGTCTGTTGTCGTATTGTAAATTAATGCACCGTTAGCTGTGAAAGAAGCTGATGTAAATGATACATCAGAAAAATCTGTAAATGCTGTTGTTGAAGATAAAGAAACTCCAGAATTTGTTAAAGTAGCACCACCAGCTGTGTAAGCAGTTCCTGATGAGTTAGTTATCTCATTAGAAGTAGAGTAGTCTTCAGTGGATGCACCTAAAGATGCTGAACTAGTAAATAAAGCTATTTTAAAAGTGTGTCCACCAGATGCTTGAAAATCATGTTTACCTTTTAACAGGTCTCTTTTAAAAGTTGATGTTATTGCCGATGTAATTGCCATATTTATCTCCTATTATGGGTTTGCTGAGTTTATTGGTATTCGAACAGTGCCATCAGTGTAGTCGTCTCTTCTTCGTCTTCCAACTTGCTCGTTAGCAAACTTCTGTACTTCCGTTCTATACTTTTGCTCGTATAATGTCAACATATCTGCTGGACCTTTTAAAAAGCCATAAGTCTCTGCCAAACAGCAATATAATAAGCCATTTGGGAAATTTACGCTGATATAATTAGTTTGATTACTAGACTCTAGGGTAGCTGGCATTTTATTAAAATGCACTCTAAATCTATAAGTAGTGTTAGGAACAGGAGCAACTATAATTCTTCCAGAATTAGTTTCACCATCTCCTGTAGCTCCACCATACATGGCATAATATTTAGGTTTACCTTGGGCAGCTGATGTGCCCGTAACATCTTGATATTCTTGTAAATATGTAAAATCTTTTTTTTCTAGCCATCTGTTAGCTCCAGTAAGTTCTGTTCCAGCTGTATCATAAACTTGTATGCCTCTTATAAAAAGAGCCCCAGCTGGCACATTTATTGATTCTTGACCAGCAACAAAATTAGCAACTTGTTGTTGTCTATCAGCATCAATAGGAACATCTCTCATTATTCTGTATTGTGCGTTTAAAATAATATTTTCTAATTGATCTGTAGATAAAACATTTGAATCTACTTCTGTATAATTTCTAATTTGTGTAACCAAAGTGCTATAACTAATTCCTGCCATTATGCTGATAGTGTGACTGGTCCAACTGAACAGCCATCGCCTCCTCCTTTTACTCCACCCTTTGTAGCAGTATCTGTATCAACTGTAAAATGGAAAAAATTAGCGACAGAGAAATCACTAGTATTTCTAGCATCGTTTACATAGAGACCAGTTGTAATTGTATAACCAGCAGATTTAGCTATATTAACTCCAGTTATGCCATCAAAACTTTGTGGGTTTGCAAATTGAAAAGATCCTCCTGATGCAGTGGTTGCAAGAGGGGCTCCTCTAAATCTTTTAGTATCTCCATTTGTTATTCCATGTCCTGGTGCTGTAACATTTATTATTCTAGATCCTGCTTCATAAGTTTCAAAAGCATCTGTTGGTAATAAATATGGAACAGCGTTCTCTGTTCTAGGTGGTCTAACATTACGCAAGGATATTGCATCACCATTCATAGGTTTT